GCCATTTTGAAAACTGCGCACCTCGGGATCACGCCCCAGGTGGCCGATCAAGATCACCTTATTCACACTTCCAGCCATATCCGAACACCTCGTTTTGATTGCTTTTCTGATCACCGGCCCGGCCTACGCCACAGCCGCGCACAGAAAAAAACCATTTTGAAAATTAAAATTCGCGGGGCTGGTCCAGATAGCGGATTTCCACCGCCAGCCCGGCGGCGCGGGCCGCGGCGATGCCGTGCTCCATGCCGCACGAAATCCCCCGATCCGCATAAACAACCGTGCCAGTTGCCACTGATCGCCAGGCCAGGCCCGCCGCGATGCCCTGGGCGCGCTCGGCCGGGATTTCATCGCGCAAAATGCCGGGCTGGGTGTAAAGCAAATGCGACGCAATCGGGGCTTCACCGCGGCCGAGGCTATCGCGCACCGCGCGCCGGGCATAGTCGATATTGTCCGCCAGCCCGGCCGGGTCTGGGTGGGCATAGGGGCTTTCCAGGATCACCAGGCGCGGATCACTCATCCCAGATCGCCCCGCAACCGCACCGCCAGCGGTATCGGCCATCGGCCAGGGTGGCGACAGGGCGGGGGCGGGGCTGACAGAACAGGTGGTGAATAAACGGGATCACATAGGCCATAAATCAAAACCAGACCGTGAAGCGGCCAAACTGGCCATCATGCGGGTGGTGCAGGAACACCTCGACGCCCTGGCGCGACACATAGCCGTTGCGATGGTGCCAGCCATCGGGCGGGCTGGCAGATCGCACATATTCGATTTGCGGCGCGTCACTCTCGGGCAGCCCCGCCTTGTCCCTGATCACAGTCATGCCGATAAGGTCTTTTTCGGTCTGGCGGCGCAGCGATCCCGCGCCGGTCTTTTTGATCTTGTGGTGCAAATGGTGCAGATACCAATAGCGCCGCCGCGCCTCGGCCAGGTGGTGCGGGGCCTCGTCCAGCATCAGCGCGGGCAAATCGGCCTCTTTCGCGCCATCGCCGTGGGTGAAGCCGATCAGATTGCCCTCAAATCGAAAATATTTGCGGTGAATGTGGGCGGTGTTGTATTCGCTGGCGCGCACCTCGGGGCAATCGGCATAATAAGCCCGCACCGCGCGGGCCAGGGTAAACCCCGCGATCCAATCGTGATTTGAGGGGCAATGCAGAACCGACACCGGGGCCACCTGGCGGCACATATCAATGCAGGCCACATAGAAGGCAAAGGCATCATCCCACATCACCGGCAAGGTGCCATCGGTATCTTGCGGCGTTCCGGCGGTGGTGGTGCCGTTTGGCTTGTCGATATGCAGAATATCGTTGCCGATCACAAACAGGATATGGGCCACGCCATGCGCCTGGGCGCGGTCCAGCAATTGCCTTGTGCCCTCAATGCCGCGGCGCAATGCCTCGGCCCGGTCATAGGCAAACCCGGTTTCACTGGCCACGCATAATTTGCCGATATGCAAATCCGCTATGTCGATCACCAGCAGATTTTCACCGCCTGGCGCGGGCCGCATCGGGGCGGCCAGATTGCCGGTGAACACCTTTTCCAGGGCCGAGGCCATAATGGTTTCCAGATCGGCCTGGGCGGGCTGGCCATCCTTGCCGAGGAAAAAATAGGTGCTGGCCCACTCGCCGGTTTCCTTGTCCTCTTTGTGAACCCATCCAGAATGAACCCCGGGCAAATCGCCCATGCCGAACCCGTCCAGGACTTTATGCACCCCCGGGTCAAGGCGGGCCTGTTTGGCGGCGATTTTCTTGCGCGCCGCCGCATAGGACCGATGCACCGCGGATTGACTGCGCCCGAGGCGGGCGGCGATCTTGCGAAAACTCAACCCCTCGCGGTCGCGCAAATCCAAAACCGCGCGCTGTTTTTCGGTCAGCATCATGCCGCCCTTTTTCTGGTGAACATCTTGCGTAAAATGGCGCGGGCGATGGCGCTGGGGGTGGGTAGAAGCCACCCGGCCAGGGCCACCAGAAACAGCCAGGCCGGGGCCTCATTGACCACCACGCGGCGCACGCTCTCGGCGCGTACCTGGGTGTCGCCGCTGGATTGCTCAATCTGGCGCGCTTGCGGCCGGATCAATCGCTGTTCGACAAAACTGGTCTGGCCCACCGTTTGGCTGGCATTTTTGGCCGCCTGCACATTGGCGGCCACCTTTGGGCCGCCGCCGGTCAGCAAAGACAGGGCACCGCCGCCACAGCCGCCCAGAAGGCCGACCACAGACAGGACCAGCCAAATCAATATCAAGGCCCTCACAGGCCCGGGGCCTGCACGTGCATCCAGTCATAATCGCGGGCGCGCCCCAGGCTGCACCAGCCAACCGCGGCCCAGGCATCCCAGAAGGCGGTGGCATCGGATTTTGCCAGGCGGGCGCGATCAGCGTGCCAGGATAGCCGGTTGCGCGCCGGGTCAAAATCAATCGCCAGGCCATAGGCGTGCATCGACAGGCCCGATCCGCCGCGCATCTTGCGGTAATTGTAACAGCCCCCAAACAGGTGCAGCCCCAGATCGCGGATTTTCACCGGGTCATGGGTGGCGGCGATCCGGTCAAAGGCGGTTTGCGCGCTGGCCGCCGCCAGCTTGTGACAGGCAAAGCTGGTGATCACCTGGCGGGTATCCCAGGCCAGCACCATGCGCCAGGGCACCCGCACCTTGCCCGCGGTGCAGTCTGGATGCCCGGCCGGGCCAAATCTGGCGGCCACATCCGCCTGGTGGCCGAACCCGGCGGGCTGGGCGCGGGCGTCATAAAAGGCCGCCGGGTCGGCCTGATCATAGCGCCATTCTGTAAACGCCCCATCCGTCTGGACGCCATAAAGCCCATCGGGCGGCCCCGGCTCAAATCCAAGCCGGGCCAGGATCACCTGGGCGGCGGCGATCACCCGGCGGGCAGGCGTCCAGGCGGGCGCGGCAAAAACCGATTGTGCCACCCGCCAGGCCGCGGCCATGCTTTGCGCCCCGGCCTGGCCATCAATCGCGCCGGTATATCCGGCCTCACCCTGCAATACCGTCTGTGCATTTTGCACCGCGTCAAGATACATTCTGCCCCCCAAAAAACAAGAAAATTGCCCAGACGCAAATCAGCGCCAGGGCCACAAGAACAAATCTCAACTCGCGCGCGGCGGCGATCTTGGCGGCGCGGCGCACGTTATTTTCCATCGCCCGGCCCATCATCTGGCCCGGCGCGCTTTTCGATCTGAAACCGGCGCAGGGTTTCAATGACAAACCCCGCCATGCCAATGCCGCCGAGGCCAACCACAAAAGACGAAAACCCGCGCCCGTCCTGGGCGGGGGCGATCTTGCCCACCACCGGGGCCAGCATCGGATCGACAAGCGGCCCGAGATAGATCGCGCACAAGCTGCCCACAATCAGGGCGGCGGCCCCATCCATCGGTTTTTCGTGCAATGTCATCCAGCGCACCAGGCCGCCCGCGGCACCGGCCACCGCCGCGCTGGCCGCGTCGGTTTGCAACCAATTGTAGATTTCAGCCAATTGGCCTTTCGCAATGCTCATTGCCCGCGCCCCTTATCCTTGCACGCTATAACGTGCGATCTATGCGAACAACAAACCATCCGGCGGCCAATTTGATCGCCAGCAACGGAAACAGAAACGGAAACCGCAAGCGGTGCGGGCTGGCAGGCCGCCAGAACGGCACCACGTTATCCACCCAGCCCGATCCGCGATGCCACAAGGTCGCGTGGCCCTGGCCATCATCCATTCGACAAAACCAGATCACAGATTTGCCGGTGATCTGGTGCCACCAGAACCGCGGCCAGGATCGCCCCGCCAACAGGTAGGCCAGGGTCAGCGAAAAATCCTCACAATCGCCCACCAGGCGGCCCGCCGCGCTGGGGCGCATCACTTGCCACAGATCAAACCAGGCATCGGCGCGATAGGTAAACAGGCGGCGCAATTGCGCCAGGGCGCTATCTTTGGCCATGTCACATTCCTTTTTTTTTTGGGGGGGGCGGTGGTGCGCGGTTAGCGCACCAGCCATTCCTCTACATTCCCAGCCATGTCGCGCATCTTGATCCACCGCGGCGCGGTCGGCTGGCCCTGGCGCAGCCGCAATTTGCCCACCAGGCCGACCATATCCCATTCGGCGCGATCCGCCCGCGGGATATATTCATCGGCCGGGTCAAACGCGGGGTTGAGTTTGCGCCGGGTCTGGGTGACGCGATCCGCATCGGCCGGGACACTCACCCCGCTGGGCACCTGATCGGCGGCATAGGAATGAAAAACACTTTCATCGCCATCGGTTTGCGTCCAACTCACCGCATCGTATTCCTCAAAAATCGGGGTGCCGAACTCATCGCGCAAATATTTGCCCGACCAGCGAAACGGGGCGGCATCACCGATCACCGAAGGGTTGCCGGAAATCACCCCGAAAGGTTCCTCACCCGCCATGGCCCGGCGGATTTTGCCGCCATCCAGAACCACCGACAGGCCGCGGCGATCCTCATCGCCCAGGTTGCCATCGGCCCACTCGAAATATTCTGCATAATCCGCGCCGCCGCCGGTCCAGGATCCATCGCAGGTGCCGTTGCCGTTTCCAGAAAATCTAAACTCATTGTCCGCGGCCGAGGGGCTATTTGATTGACAGATCAGAAAATCATAATCGACGCTGGCGGCGCGCGCCGCTTTGAGAAATTGCACAGTGTCACTCAGGGTCGCGCTGGAATTGCGAATAATCGCGGTTTCAATGTTGTACGCCTCGATCACATCCAGGCGCGCACCCGGCGTATTGGTTCCGATCCCGAAATCGGTGCCAACCAGCGACAACCCAACGGCGTTATCAACCGCGCGAATATAGATCACATCCCCCTCGAAAATTGCCCAATTTGGGTAGGATGCATGGGTTTCACCGTAAAGCACCAGGTTGGCCCCATCCGCGCCCCCGGTGCCGCCATTTATTGTGCTGTTATCGTCGGTCACCGTGCGCCTGATCGACCCTTGAATGTCAAGGTTGCCGGTGATCCTGCCATCGCCAACCACATGCAATTCCTCGGCGGGCGATCCGGTGCCGATGCCAACCCGGTTGTTCGCGGCATCCACTTTAAGGGTGTTGCTGTCAAACGCCACATCCCCCACCAGCCCGGTGCTGTCCCATTGCAGCGCATCAATACCGCCCGCCACCAGGGCGGCCTTGTTGGTCGCCACCCGGCGCAATCCGGTGTCAGGGTCACTTTCGAACCGCACCCCGGGCACCGAAATCGTGCCATCCCCAAATTTCCCAGCGCCCGCGCCATCATGGGTGGCCTGGAAATCGGCGATCAGGGTTTGCAGGCTGACCACCAAATCCTGATCCAGCGAATTTGTCGGGAAACAGGCGTAAACCTGGCCCGAGGCGGTGGCCCCCTGGTAAGTTGTGGTCAGGGTCAGAGAGGTGTTGCTGGCCACCGCGGCGATTTCATAGGCGCGGCCATCAGGGCCGACAAACCCCCAGCCGACTTGCAACCCGGCAAACCAGGCGGTGGCGACCCCGGTGACTGTTGCCGATGCATTTGTGACCGTCACCGATCCTGTAGAATACCAAGCCATTATATTTTCCTATCGTTTGAACTGTGTCGCGTAGAACGCGATATTTGAAACCGAGGGGCCGGTGTTGCCCTGGTCCAGGCTGCCAGACAGCACCCCCTGGACCCGGTAGGTGGTTGCACCACCGGCGGTGTCTGCATCTTCATAAACAAAACTCACATGCTGGCCGCGGGGGTGCAGCCCCGCGTTGATTGTGTGGATTGTGGTTTCAGCGCCCGCGCCGATCTGGCGGGTGATCTGAATGTCCAGCGATGCCACAGCACTATCGCCCGCCACCCGCAGGGAAATATCCAGCTTTGTGGTGACACCGGCGGTGCGGGTCATTGCCAGGGTGTTGATTGTCACCAGCGACCCGATGGTGCCGGAATGCGTCGCCTCATAATTGAACGCGGGCACGGTCACGGCATTTCCGGCCAGTTGCAGGGTGTCAATTTCAGCGTCCTTGATCTTGGCCCCGCGGATTGTGGCGTCGGCGATCTTGGCATTTGTGATTTCGCCATTCTTGATTGACGCGGTTTCAATCACCGCGGTGCCGATCATCGCATTTGTGATAAACCCATCATGGATAAAGGCGGCATCCATATAAACGCCCGCCGCCACCGCCTTGCCGCCAATCACCTGGGCCGATGTATAAACAATAAAGGGCGTTTCCGGCGTAGCGCCGGGGCCGACAATGGCAAACTTATCGGCGATAAAGGCGGCCGAGGAAACAACCCCGCCGCTGGTCAATTCAGATCGCAGGATCAGGCCGGAAATATGGCCGTTAACATCCAGCTTGATGGTCTTTTCGGCCATCACGCCATCAATTGAAACCCCATATTCGCTTAAGGTGGTGGTGTGGGTGCCCACAGTTGTGGTCAATGTGGTCTGGGCCGAGGAAAGGGCGGTGATCGTGCCGCCCTGGTTTGACACATCGGTGTCAAGTTGCTGGATCGCCGTGGCCTGGCCGGAAATATCGCCCTCGGCGGTGCCGATCCGGCTGGACAGGCTCGTTAGCGATTGTGACTGCGACGAAATCGCGCCCTCGGCATCGTCCACCCGGGTGGTCAGTTGTGACAGCGCCGTGGCCTGGCCGGATATGCCGGTCTGGGCGTCACTCAGATCGGCCGCCAGATCAACCACATCCTGGGCGATGATCGTGATCGTGCCCTCGGCATCGTCCACCCGGGTGGTCAGGCCCGCGATGGCGCTGGAACTGCCAGAGACCCCGCCGTTCAGCACTGAAACATCCAGTTGCACCTGGTGCAGCGCCAGGGCGTTGGCGCTCTCACTGTCCGCGGCCACCTTGTTGATTTCGGTCAGGGCGGCGGTTTGGGTGGCGGTGGTGGCTTCCAGGGTCGCAATATCCTGGGCCAGGGCCGCGGTTTCACTGGCGCGCACCAAGGTTTCACTTTCGATCAGCGCCACATTGCCATCAATCGCCGCGCCCAGGGCGGTCTCAATCGACGCCATCGCCACCCGATCCTCGGACACCAGGGCGCGCATGTCGGTGGTGGCATAGGCAATATCTTGGCGGATCGCCTTGCGATCATCATAAGCCCGCAAAAGGGCTTTCAGATCGGCGGCGTTTTTAATCGACCCCGCGTCATACAAATAACGGGTATCCGCCACCGTCGCGGTGATAGATGGCCCGTCCATCGTGCCCAGGGTGATTTCCGCAGTTTGCACCCGGGTTTCCACCGCGTCAAAATCGGTCTGGTCAACCTTTAGCGTTATGGACCCCTCAAGGCCGTTTATGTCGGCCTCGGCCGTGGTCAGGCGGGTTTCCACCCCAGAAACCGTTGTGGTGTCGGCCTTCAAAGAGACAACCCCGGCCAGGGCGTCCAGGTCGATTTCGACGTTGGAAACCTGAAACTCAAGATCGGAAATGATCGGAATTTGGGAAGGGTCCAGCACCGCGCTGGAAATCGCCGAATTTAATTCCGCATAGGTGGCGCGCAAATTGATATTCGCCTCGGCCGCATCCAGGCGGATTTCTGTTTCACTGATCTGGCCCGCCTGGCTTTCCACCGCCGCGATCCGCACCGTGCCGCCCTCGGGGTCAGTGTAAATTCCAGCATCGCGCACGGTCTTGTCGGTGGCGCTGATCTTTGTCAGCATCCACAACACCCGACCATTGATCACCCCCAGGGCCTCGGCCACCGTGCGTTGGTCAATGTCGCGCAAATCTATATCCGCATCCAGCCGGGTGATTTCAGACCGGATAGGCTCGACGCTGGTCAGGTCGTATCCGTCGATCAGGCCCTGGGCCAGGTCGGTGGCGTCGGTTGCAATGGCGGTCCAGGTCGCATCCGAAATATCGGCCGGTTCCAGGCGCAGATCAGGCGCAAGGGCACTTAACCAACTGGTCCAGGCGCGGGCGCGGCGCATCACCAGGCGGGCGCGGGCCTCATAGATCACCCCGGCCACAATGCCCTCGGAAATGATCAGGCGGCCGCTTTCCAGGTCGGTGGTGGATCGCTGCGCCACCAGATCGGTCTGGCCCTGGGCGCGCACCTGGATTTCCAGCGCCGCCGCATCCCCCATATCGGTGCCGGTCCAGATCGCCGCAATCGCCGGGCGGCGGTAGGTGCCGCTGGCGTCGGCCACATAGGATGGTATCACATCCCAGCCCGGCACCGTGCGGGCCACCGGGGCAAGGGTCGCCGTGCTGGGGTGTGATACCGTGATTTCATCGCTGCCCGGTATCCATAGAAAATCATCCGCATCGCGCTCGCGCAAGGCCACGCCCTGCAATAGCGTTGTCAGATCATCCTGCAATTCACCAACCTCGAACACCTTGGCGGTGTAACCGTTGGCCGGGCTGGTCCAGGCGGCACTGTCCAGCGGTTCCAGGATCGCCGCATCAGGCGGCAAGGTCAGATTATGGCGGCGAAACCGCCGTTCATCCTTGATCCAGGCGGCCATCAGGCGCTGCACCTGGGTATCACTGGTGACGCCGGGCAGATCGACGCTGGCCACCAATTGGCGGCCGCCATCCTCGGCCTCAAAGGCCGGGTTGTAAAGCGATGGCGCGTCCCTGGTTTCCCAGATCGCGGCCGGGGCCGGGTGGCTGGCATGGATGGCGTTAAATACCCCATCAAGGCCGGGATAGGGGCGCAGGCTTTGCGCCTCGGTGATCACCACATCAAGATCGGAAAAGAAATAGACCGGCAAGGCGGGCGGCCCCACCCGCACCTTGTAAACGCCGCCGATTTCGGTGATTTCGGCGCTGGCGGATTTCAGCAATTCCTCAATGATCGCGGCGGGCTGATCATCCAGCCCCACCTCGAACCCGGCGCGATATTGCGCCTCATCACCGCCCCCGGCCAGGGCAATGGGCAGATCACATTCATTCATCGCCGCAAACCAGTTATCCAGCGGCAAATCACTGGCCGCGGCGCGCCCGCCCCAGGTCTTGCCATCGGGCAGGGCAATGCCGCGCAGGATATTGTAAACCATCACCAGCGGGTTTTCGCTAAATGCCCAGGTGGCGGGGTCAGCCCAGCGATGCGCCCCGGTGCCGCCCACACTGCCATCCAGGCGCGGATCATAAAGCGGGATGCCCTCAACCTCGAACCGCACCCCGGGCAGGCCATTGAACAACAGGCGATTGTAAACAAACGTCACCACCGCATAGGCCACGCCCGTGCCCACCATATCGGCCGACCAGGGCCGATCTGGATCGGCGGCGTGATTTGCCATCATCCAGGGATCGGCCGCGGTCTGGGTGCCATCGTGCCAGGTCAGATAGAAATGCGGGGCCGCGCCGCCCGAAAACAGCCCCTCAAAATCGTGATCCCCCGCCGAGGCCACAAGGTCGGTCATATATTCGCCCGCGACAATCACCCGGCTAAATTGCGCGCCGGGAATGTCGGACACATCCACAACATAGGTCAGATATTTATTTGGCACCGCGCCGGAATTTGGGTGCGAATAGGGCGGGGCCACCATGTTGCCCGAGGTGGCGTATTTGCCCAGGATAAAACTTTGCGGATTTGTGCCGCCGGTGGTGGTGGCCTCGGTCTTGATACCAGGGCGGCGCACGTCGCCGGGTTTTTTCTGCAATGCCACTTGCAAGGCAGACAGCGCCAGCGAAATGCCGATGCGCACCACAAAGGCCGCCAGCGCCGAGGTGGCGGCAAACGCATTCACCGCCGCGATCACCGCCGTAATCGGATCGGCCGAGGCCAGGCTGGGTGTCAGGATCAACAGCGCCGCAAGGGCGAAAAATTCGACACGCCTCATATGGAAAACGCCTTTTCAATGTAAAGCCGGGATACAATCACCAGGCCGCCGGGTGACAGACAGTAAACGCCGCCGCCCTGGATCACCCCGAGGGCGGCCGGGCCATCATCGCCTGGCAAGGCCGCCAGATCGCCCACCTGGGCCAGGCTGGGGGCGACAGGGGGGCAGATCGCCGCCACAAAATCCACATGATCCAAAAACCCGGCCGATTGCAGCGCCGCCTGGCCCGCGGCCAGGGTGCGATAAGTGCCGCGCCAATCGCGGGCGGCATCCGCGCCGGTCATGGCCTCAACCGCGCCCGCGACAAACAGCGCGCAATCATGCGCGCCAGGGCGAAACGGCCGGGCGGCCACCGAGGCCACATATTGCGCCAGGCGGGCGCGCCAATCGGCGCGCCGCGGCGGTAGTCGATCCGGCGTGATCATCCGCCGCCCTCACCATAAATAATATTGCCAAAATCATCGGTTTTCTGCACCGAGGCGGTGGGGGATTTCGGCTTGGGATCGGCCGGGGCCGCGGCGCGGCCCTCGCCCCAATAAACCGGCACCGATCCCGAAATGTCGCCATAGCGGCGAAACCGATCCGCCGCGCGCGCCTTGTGGGTTTCATCCGATTTCTTGCCCGCCAGGGTGCGGGTCAGAACCCGGGTTTCGCTGGCCACCGACACAATGCACTCGGCCTGGCCGCCTGGCGCGGCGGTCGGAAATTCAATGTTGTTGATCATCCCCAAATAAACCCGGTGCGGATCGCCCACCAGGGCGCGGGTGGCGGGATCAAACAGCGCGCGGTGGATTTCAACCGGCGCAAACCGGGTGTCATATCCCTTTACCAAATCCTCAACCTCGGGGGCCACCGCGGCCAGGCGCAACTGGTGGATGCGCACCGCCAGGCCCGCCTGGGCGCTGATCGGGTCGGCCTGTAGAACCCCGCCCGCGCCGATATAGACCCGGGCCTGGCCGCCGATGGTGATCGCCAGATCATATTCGCCAGACCACAACCCCAGGGCGGCAATTGTTTCGGTGCCGGTCTCGCGCGCAGAAATCCAGATCAGGCGGTGGGCAATCGTGCCCTGGCGGGCGTTCAGGCTGGCCAGGGTGGCGGCGTCGTAAATTCGCATGTCCGGCCCCTATCTCAAGGTCTGCTGAAACTGGAAAGAAACGCCACTGGTGATCCCGTTGCGGGTGGTGCCATAGTCCACCGATCCCGGCACCAGAACCGCGCGGCAATATGGGCGAATTATTTCCACCGCCACCGCGGCGGCGGGGAATGTGACGCGCACAAACGGCACCACATCAATAAACCCGGTTGATCCCAAGGCCGAGGTTCCGCCCGAGGCGCAGCGGTGCAGCGCGGTGCGGTCGGTGTTGTAGGTAAAAGACAGGAAATCGCCCGGCGCAAATGTGTATCCATTCGGCAGGTCTTGCAGTTTCAGCCGCGATCCATCGCCCGAGATTTCCATAATTTCAGGGGTGGACGCGCCCAGCAAGGCCCCGCCAGGATCGCCCGCCGGGCCGGTCTGGTTTGGCTTGCAGGCTTCAAAAGATGCGCCCGGGGCTTCCAGGACAGCAATCAGCGCCTCGAACTCAGCCGCGGTGCGCGATTTCATCGGGGCCAGATCGACAGACCCGCGCCACAGCGCCGGGCCGGTTTCCGCTTTCAGGATTTCACCGCCACCCAGGCCCGCAATCTGGTGTTGCTGGCCGAGATAAAACCGCACATCCTGCACCGGCAACAGGTTCAAAAACGCCGCGCGGGTCAGGGGGAATGAAAATGCCATAATTATCCGATCCTTCTGGGGTCGCGCTGGATTTTTGCCATGGATCGCGGCAACACCTGGCGGTCATATTCCTGCAACCCCTGGTTCACGCCGGTTTTGACCATTTCGCTGATTTCCGAGTTGCCGCGGGCACCCGCCACCGAGATATTGATATTGACCTGGCCAGATCCCGCGCCGCCCGCCGCGGTGCCCGCGCGCGGGGCCGCAAGGGTGGCCGCGGGGGCGGCGATCATTGCCGCCGAGGCGGTGGTGGCGGCCATTGCGGCCCCCGATCCCGCGCCACCGGCGGGGGCAAAGCTGGCCCCGGTGAACACCGGCGCGATGGCCTTGAAAATATCCGATCCGCCGAAAAACCCAGAAAATGCCTGGCGCGCCGCCATTTGGGCCAGTTGACCCAGAAGATTTGACACAACATCGCGGGCACTTTCTGCGCCGGTAATGATTGACGAAAATGCATCCCCCGCCATACTTTCCAGATTTTCCGCACCCGCGGCCGCCTTGTCAAAGGCCGCCTTGATTTCGGCCGCCTCGGTGGCGGCCGCCTTTGAGGCCCCGCCAACCGCCTCAACCGGGTTTATAATTTTACTGGCGGCAATCTCGGCCGCCTCAAATTCATCCGCCAGGCGCAAAACCCGGTCCAGGTTTTTATCGCTGATCATTTCGCCGCCCGCGTCGAAACCGTCCACAATCCGATTGATATAGGCCGCCTTTTCGCGCGAAATCCGCTCACGCTCGACAGCCTCGGCGGTCATTTCCGACAGGCGCAGTTTTTCGCGGGCGGCCTCGGTGGCCGCGGCCAGGGCCGCGCCGCCCTCAACTGCACTTTGCAGCGATGCCTCGGCCGCGTTTTGCTTATTGACAGCGGCGGCCAGGGCGGTGCGCGCGGCCTCTTGTCTTTTCAACCATGTTTCGGCCTGGGCGCTGCCAACACCAAATTTTTCCAGGTTCATATTGTAAGCCGCGGTGGCCTGGCTCAGGGCCATCGTTTCCGATTGCACCCCATCCATACCCGCGGCCACGTCGCGCAACCGCTGGGCATCCATCAATTCGGGCATGTCGAAATTGATATTCAGGAAATCATTCACCGCGCGGGTGATCGCGGCAATATTTTCAGCCGCACCCACCAGCAAGGGGGCCAGATTGATCAGGGCCTGGGAAAGCTGCGCCGAAATAACCCGGCTCATAAGGTCCAGGCGGGTCTGGCTTTCCTCGGCCTTCCTGATCAGGCTTTCATCAATCACGATTCCCAGGGCGCGGGCCTCGGCGCGCATCTTGGCCATGCCGCCCGATCCCTCGCGCATCAAATTGACCATTGCCACGCCCTCGCGGCCAAACAGCGCCGCGGCCCGCGCCGCGCGCTCGGTCGGGTCGGAAATCTTGGCCATCTCATCGGCCACAAGCGACAGTGACGCATCCAGCCCCAGGCTGGCCAGGGTCTTGGCCGAAATGCCCATCTGATCCAGGGCCTTTTTCGCCGCGCCGCTGCCCTGCACCGCCTCGCCGATCCGCTTGGAAAACCGTTCCAGCGAACTGTCAAGGCTGCCCTGGGACACACCGGCGCTTTCCGCCGCGGCGCGCAATTCCTGCAATGCATCGGTCGTTAAGCCGATCTTGTCGGCGGTCTTGCCAATATCATCCAGCGCCGAAATTGTCCGTTTCAGTTTTCCGATCACCGCGGCCGCCCCCAGGCTGGCAATCAGCGGCCCGGCCAGCTTGGCCGCGCCGCCCATCATGTTGAAATGGCGGGTGGTGCTGGACAAACTACGGTTAGACCGGCGCGAAAATCGCTCAACTCGGGCGATATTCTTATCCATCGCCCTGGAAAACTCGCGGTCGCGGGCGGCCAGGACAATATTGAGACGTTCCATGTCGCTCATCCGTAATTCCTCACAAGTCTTGCCAATTCCGCATCACTCGGGGCCGAGGCCCCGGGCCTGTCTGATCTTGCCTGGTCGTCATATCCGCGCTTGATCAGCAACCAATCGCGCGGGATCATACCGCGCACATCCTGGGGCCGAAATCCCAGAGGGGCCGCTGATCGGATAATCGCCCGCACCCGCCAGGCGCGGGTCAGGGCTTTTTTGCCGGGTCGGCCTCGGCCTCAGGATCGGGCGCGGGCAAATCCTCGGGATCGTCGCCGCCATCGGATGGGGCGTCGGGATAAAAGGCCACGCCGACCAGGGCGTGGGCGATCTGGAACAAGGCGGGGTTGTGATCTGGCCCCAGCCCCGCCACCAGCGCATCCGCATCGAGGTCGGCCATGCCGCCGCCGATCAGCCCCAGGGCCACCAGATCGCGCACCCGGGTGGCGGTCGGCTCATCGCCGCGGCCCTGAAACCCGGCCCAGATTGTAAAAATGCCGGTGTGCTGATCCTCGAACCGCTCAATCTCGCCGTTTCCCAGGATCAAAACGCGGCGCGCACCGGCCAAAGTCTCGGCCAGCCCGCCCCGCGGAGCTGCAATTGCAACCCCCATTTATGCCTCGGCGGTAAAGGTAATAACGCCGGTGCTTTCCGCCGTAATGCTGAATGTGGCGGTGCCATCGTCGCCATAATCAACTTCAATCGAAAAACTGCCCTCAAAGGTGCCCACATTCGGCACCACCACCTGGAAATCATCGGCGGCGGCCTGGGCCAGCGCCATCGTCGCCAGCCGCGCCTCGCTGGCGTCTTTCACCAGCTTGCCATCGCCGGAAAACGACACCGATTTGACCCCATCCAGGGTTTCCCGCCAAATCGCGCCCTCGGGCGTGGTCGCGTCCGGTGTGGTCGCGTCAATCCGCTCATTGTTGATTTTCAGGCTCTTGCCCGTCACGCCCGCAAAGGCGGTAAATCCCGCGGCACCGTCACTGATCTTGATCAGAAACGCCCGGCCTACCTTTTTAACCATTTTGGAAAACTCCTATCTGTTGGGTTTTTCGTGCTTTGCACGGTTTTTCGTGCCAACACGGCACAGAAACGCCGCGGCTTTCGCCGCGGGATTAGCGATCCAGGCGCAATTCAAACGCCAGGCGGCCGATATAGCCCGCCCCATCGGGCAGGCGATCCAGCGCCCAGGTCTGCACCTCGATTTCAATCACATTGAACCCGGCCACACTCAGGGCCTCAGGCTGGCGGTGCAGGGCATCCGCCACCGCCTCGCACAATCGCGCCGCCTCAATCCGCCCGGCCACCGGCCGGGAATGACATTCCAGGCCAATTGTCAGGGCCATGCCCAGGGTGCCATCGGTATCATCTGGCACCGGGGCGATGCGCCCGAAGCGGATATAAGGAAAGGCGATATTTTCGCGCGGTTCATCCACCACCCGATCCGCCACCAGGGCGGCCACGCCTGCATCCGCCACCAGGGCGGCGCGCAATCCGGCCATTGCGGCCGTTAAATATCCATCAGCCACCTGTCACCACCTCTTTCGCCGCCTTGTTGATTGCCCGCGAAATCCGGCGGCGGTACTTGTCTTTCAAAAATTCCCGGGTGCGATGCACAAAATGGTACCCCTCGGTGGTGCCGCGGTCGCCTTTCTTGCGCCCATGCTCAATAGAATAGGCGCGGTCTTTTTCGGATCGCGCCGCGGCGCTATCAATCACCACCACCGTGCCGGTCATGCCACCATCTTTGTATTCGGTGGTGATTCCGTCACGGGTTTGCCCGGTCTGGTCTGGGGCCAGGGTCTTGGCCACCCGCGCGCCTTCCTCGGTGGAAACCCGGATTGCCTTGCGCACATTATCCCGCATCGCGTCGGGCAATTGGCGCATTTGCCGGATCAATTTTTTATCGCCGGAAACCTTCATTCGGTGGCCACATTGCGGGCCACCAGAAATTCCAATATCCGCCCGCGGCCCTCGGGATCGACCGGCCCGCCGGTGATCGCCCAGGTGTGGCCGCGCAGGATCATCCGATCCGCGGCGGTGATCGCCGAGGCGGTGGCGGATTTGCGCAAGCGCACCGTGCCGGTGGCGGGTGCTTCAAGGCGGCCCGCGGCGATAGCCTCGCGGCCAGGGGTTTCGCGCAAATCCACCCAGACTGTTTCCAGATCGGTCCAGGTGGCGGCCGTGGGGTTGCCGTAGGCGTCAAGGCTGCCCGCATCGCCCTGGCGCTGCACTTGCGCGCGCTCTCGGAACTGCCCGGCGCGCGCCATCAGCCCGCCACCAGGCCGCGGCGGTAGCGGTTCAGGATATGGACCACCCCCAGCGGGGTTTCGCTGGCATTGGTTCCCACAATCACCGCCTCGCGGTTTTCGTAATAATGCCCGGCCAGCAAGGCCAGGGCGGTGATCAATCCGCCATCAACCTCGGCCGAGGAATCCCGCCCCAGGGTGTAATCAATCTCAATGACACCCGGCCCGGCCAGGGTGGCGGGCCAGGTCGCGGTGGGGCTGGGCACCAGGCGGCCCGCCTCGCCAATGATCGCCAGGCGGTAATCGGCGGGCGGCACAATCTGGGCAGCGCCATCGGGGTCCAGATAGCGGATTTCAGCCACCCCGGTGATCGGCCAGCCCGGCAAGGCAATGTCAGG